TTTTCAAGCATGGTCAACACTTGCTATTTTACCATTTAGTGGTTTTAATTTTAGAAATAAAGATAATCAAGATGAATGTGCATATCAACAAGTTGATTTTGCAGCATATGACACTGTTGATTTATCGGGTATAACCTCACAAGTTTATATAGGAGCACAGACACCATTGATTGAATATGATGCTAGTAGATTTAAAATAAGTCAATTACATTCTTTATTAAGACAACAACAAAATTTTAAAGCTGGTATTGATGAAGATAATCCTGATTTAGGGGCAGCAGTTGCAGGTGCTTATGTTTATAAATTAAATCCTATTGATGATTATGTTGTATATACTCCGGATATTGTTCCATTTCAAGAGAAAATAATACATCCTGGTGGTCCAACTGGTTTTAAGTTTACACAATTAAATTTAAATTTAGAACCTTGGTTAATTTATGATAGTTATAGTGGAATATTTATTAGTGATTTTGGATTTGATGGTGATGAGGGTTTATGGAGTGTTTTAGGTTTTGTTAATTCACAATTTAATAGTCCTTTAACTGCTTCAAATACAATTTCAAATAATAGATTTGATAATAATACAATTAAAACATTAAATAAAGTTACAACCAATGCAGAAATAACAAGTAAAGATTTTTCATCATTTATTCAAAATATATATGGTGGCACAATGTATACTCAACAAATAACAACAGTAAGAGCAGTTGTTGAAAATTCCACATCAACTAAAGCATTAAATTATTTTGCCCCTGTTAGTGTTGCTCAAAATAGTATTAAAATAGTTGCTAAAAATTTACCACGTAGAATGTTAAGACCTTATTATTTATTAAAAACAAATTTAGTTGATAAAAATTCTCTTATTGGTTCTCGTGATAGTGGTCAGAATTTTAATGTTGCTGCCATTATTGATAAACAATATAGTGGTGGTGATTTCTTCTTCTTTACTGCTAATGCTATTAATTTTACAATCACAAAGCCAATTACATTAACTAAGATTGAAACAAGTATACATGATCCTGATGGTTCATTTGCTAATGTTAATGAAGATAGTAGTATTATTTATAAAGTTGAAAAAAGTAAGAATTTAGCTGATTTAAATATTTTAAGTCAAATTTTACAAAATAAAAAATAAAAAAATAAAATAATTGTTAATAATATAATGAGTAATCAATATTCTCATAGAACTGTCAAAGAATTAAAAGCATTTATTAGAAAATATAATGCACATTTCAGAATTATGCTTACAGGGAAAACAAAGGCACAATTAATAAATGACATTGATGTAGGAATGAAAAAAACTATTACTGATGAATTAAAACAAGCACATAATGAATTAATAACTAAACCTACTAAGAAAGCAGCACCTAAGAAAGCAGAACCGAAGAAAGCAGAACCGAAGAAAGCAGAACCGAAGAAACCAAAATTTAAAATAGACCAATCTAAACAACCGAAAACTACACCTTCTAAAATTGTTACTACTCAAAAACCCCCATTGAATACAAAAAAGATAACACCGAAACCTAAACCAACACCAAAGAAAGAAGAACCGAAGAAAGAAGCACCTTCAGGAAATATAACGAGGCAAGAGTTAGATACTTATTTTAATAATAAAGGTGCTTTACAAGATGCTATTACAGATGGTTTTAATTCATTAGTTGATGGTATTGTTAGTATAGGACATCGTGGGAAAACTATTAAAATAATGAAAGATTTATTATTAGAAGGTGTTCCACCATTTCAAGGAAAACCACGTGTATTTATGCCTTCAAAGGTATTAGCAAAATACTATATTGCTTATTTAAGAAAATATGGAAAAATTGATACGAAACCAAGAAATAGAAATGCTTTAAATAAGGTTATAGAAAAATATGGAGATTTAAAGATTGAACCTAAAAAAGAACTAACTAAAGAACAACTAGAAGAACAGGCTGCAAGACGTGAGAAAATTGAAAAGGCAGGACAAGGTGTTCAAGTTGGTTATCTCGATAAGAAAACAGGGGAAATTGTTTTTACTAAAAAAAAAAACTAAAAGGAACAACTGATGCCGAAAAGAAAGTTGAAGAATCAAAGAAAGAAGAATTTAAAACCCTTTACCCTATAAAATTAAGTGAATATAAATTACCTGAAGTAGATAAAGATGTAGCAAATTATAAACCTACAAAATTTATGATAGATGCTTTAGTTAAATTACAAGAGAGAAACTGTTTAAAAGATGGTTCTAGTGTAATTCATATGTTTGAACGTCTTGAAACTGGTGATCCTTATAAAACTTTTAATGTTCCTAATTATGATTTTACAGCAACTAAAGAATTAGGAGCAGTAGATGATAGCTTACAAAGATATATTTATGTATTAAAAGTATTAAATAAGATAGGAAAAGAAGCAGAGAAAAAAGGTGTAGTTATTGCTGAAATCAAAAGTCCATATTATACATCTTTTAGAGGAACAGTTAACCCTAAGTTAAAAAAAGATGCTGTTATGTTTAAAATGACAAAAGAAGATAAAAATAAATTACCTGATAATTTGAAAAGAATAATAGAACCTGAAATATTTCCTGTTTCAAAAGTTAAATTTTGTAAAGATAAACAAGCAATGGGTGCAAAAGGACAGACAAGAGAGAAGATACTAAAAGTAATAGAAGAAATAGATAGACAATTAAAGAAACCTAATTTATCAACAGCACAAATAACAGCATTACAAAAGCAAAAAAAAGAAGGACAAAAATTATTATGATGGTTTTTTTGATTAAACTTTTTTCTAAAAAGATTATATAATGACATTAATTGAAATTATACAAGCATATCTAAAAACTAGTAATATTGAAAATGATCAAGAATATATATTGGGACTTATTGAACAATTAGAATTCTTATTTGATTTATATGAGTATGGTGATAGTGATTCTGAATATTCAGATGTTTTTACAGACGATGAATCAGATGAAGAACCTTTTACACCTGAAGAATTAGAAGAATTAAATAATATTCAAGTTGGTAGAGATGGTGAATTTTATTTTATGAATTAAAAAACCATCCTTTTGTGGATTCTTTTTTTGGTTCAAATACTGGATGTCTTTCAGGTTGTTCTTCATATTCAACAAAAGAAATATCTTTATCAATAACAACTTTTTTAATATTTATTACATCATTTTGTAACGATGTAATTGTTGAATTCATACTATCAAGTCTTTCAAGAATTTCTTTTAATAGTTCATTATTTGAACAAACCATTTTTTGATTTTCCATTATATAGTTCTTTTAGAAAAAGAACTTACATAAAAAATATTAATATTGAATATATGGCATCATTAGATTTAAAAACTCCACGTGATATACCTCAAGATATTGAAGAATGGAGTGAAGAAATAGAAGATTTATTGAGTGAGTGGGGAGAAGTTGCCTTGTGCTTTCAGTATCTGCATTCTTTTAGTCAACGTAAATATAAGGCTAAATTTCATCATTTTCAAATTCCAATAATCGTACTTAGCACATTAACAGGAACAGCAAATTTTGCAATAGATTCATATATTCCAAAAGATTATCAAAGTGGTTTTTCTGCAGGAGTTGGAAGTTTAAATTTATTATGTGGTATATTAGGAACATTATTATCATTTTTAAGATATTCAGAAGTATATGAAGGGCATCGTATAAGTGCATTAGCATGGGCTAAATTAAGTCGAAATATTGAAATTGAATTATCATTACAAGATGCAAAAAGAAAACCTTGTAGAGATTTTTTAAAGATTATGAGGGCAGAATATGATAATTTAATGGAAAGTAGTCCATCTATTGATTTAGATGTTATTCAATTGTTTAATAAAAAATTTGAAGGTAAATATCCTAATATACGTAAACCAATTATTGTCAATGGCTTACGTGAGATTAAACCTTATAAAAAAGAAGTTGATAAATATGAAATAATGGATAATAATCGTAAAGTTATTATTCATAGTGATAAAATGAAACAAGTAATTTAATTATCTTTAATATATTCATTTAATTTTTCATTTTCTAATACTAATTGTCTTATCTGTCTTGCTTGTTTTGAATTAATTGAAACTTGTATTTCACCAAATTCTTTTAATTGTCTTATTTGTTGTTTAAGATTTTCAATTTCATATTGCATTTGAATAAATACATCTTCATCGTCAAATTTATCATAAATGTCATGTCTTGGCATCCTATATAATATATAAAAGAAAATCTTTATATAAGTTCATTTTATATATAATATAAAAAAAATGATTTAAAAAATAAATTATATAATATATAAATGCCTACAAATATAGAAATTATTTCTACATTAAATATTCCTGATGATGTTAAAAATTGGATATTATGTATGAGTTCCACTTTTCAAGAACAATTTTTAGTTTATTATAAATCTATAGGTCATACACTAGAAAAAAGTATTAATAGAGCAATGGCTGAAACTGATGAAATTCATATTGAAACAGTTTGTAGAATAAACAAAATTATGAATGATAATAATATGTCTGATAATGAAAAGTTAAAATCTATTAAAGAACTTATTTCTTAAAAAATTTAGAATTATACATTTTAATTAATTTAGGAATACTTCGTGTTGGTCTTCCTTTTTGTTCAAAACCTGACCAAGTTATATAATAAGCTAAAAATCCAGGTCTTAATGGGTCATTAGTTCTTAAATCTTTTTCATGTCTCTTTAAATATAATTCACGACGTTTTAAATCGTTATGCACTAAGAAGTCTTCTGTTTTTGGGTCTCCAAATGAAACTGTTTTAAATTTATCTCCTTCAAGTCTAAATAAAGCATTCCATTTTTTCTTAGGATTTTTTGATGGTGATATTTTTAATAAAATTGGCATTATATAATATCTTATATAATATAAATGGTTACAAATAAAGAAAAATTTAATAAAAAATATGGTTTTAAACCAAATCAATCTCATTCTGTTGCTGAAATTGCTAAATTAACTGGTATTAAAAAAAGTATATTAGATGAAGTGGGTCGACGTGGTGCTGGAGCATGGAAGACAAATATTGCTTCTGTTAGATTGAAAAAAGATTTGAGTAAAAATTCTGATTTAAAGAAATACCCACGTTCTGCAAGACTTACAAAGGAACAATGGTTAATTTCTAGAATATATAGTTTTGTTATGGGTGGAACTACACAAAAGACGGCTGATAAAGATTTATGGAATAAACATCTTAAAAATAAAAATAAATAATATAATATGGATTATTATAAAAAATATTATGAAAAGAATAAAGAGAAAATCAAAGATCATCAACGTAAATATTATCATAAATATAAAGATGACCCTACGAAGAGCCATTTTTTAGAACACAGATTAAAATTACAAAGAGATAAATACAAGGAAAAATATCCTAATGGTAAACAATATAAATATAATTTATATAGAAAGAAAGAAAAACATTTTCCATGTATTAGATTTAATCATGGTTTATTCATTATCATTTTGGAATAATTCAGGATATTTTTCTTTTGCAGTTCTTCTAGAAGAATCATCTTTTTTTAGAATTTCTCTAGTATCAGAAAATTTATCTTCTTTTACAAATTTATCTAGTTTATCAGCCTTTTTGTAATAATAATATTTATATCTAGCCCTTATTATTGTTTTATTTTCTTTATACTCTTCTTTATAAGCATCTTTATCATAATAATCTAATGCATTCTTTCTTAATTTATTAATAAATTCTTCAGCCTTGGCTTTCTTTTCAGGGTCATCAGAATATAAATCCTTTTTATAATTTTGATATCTATTTTTAGTATATTCTCTCATCTTCTTTTTAGCATGAGTATATTTATCAATTACTTCACGAATTTGTGCATCTGTATATTGAACTTCATTGTGTTTAATAGTAAATTCCATCTTATATATTATATATATATATTATTTTTTTATATAATTATACATAAATAAAAATCAATTTTTTATTTAATTTAATTTAATTTTAATTTAATTTAAATTGATTTAAAAAAATAATATATATATAATATATATAAAGATGAAAAAAATTGATTTTCACGAATGCAACGATAAATTATTATCTAGTAATAAACATATGGATGATTATGAAAAATATAAATATAATTTTATCGATATTGTAAATGTTGCTAAGGCTAAATACATTTATAATTTAACATTAGAAGAATTTAAGTGTGATTTTTGGAGAGATATAGAAGTTGATGAAAATGGAAGGTCATATAAATTAAAAACTTTTTATAATCTTGTTAGAAAATTTTGTGGTGAAGTCATTAGAAATAAAGAAGATGGTAAAGATTATGCATTAATCAATCGTAAATATAGATATTCAAATGGAAAGAATGGAAGAATATTTGTTAATGGTTTTGGTATTCAATCTTTACAAGGAAATTTAAGAAAGTTTTTAACTGGTGATTATTTACTTGATATTGATATTAAAAATTGTCATCCAAATATTTTATATAAATTAGTATTAGAATATAATGAAAATCATGAACATCAATTAGAATATGATTTATTAGAAAAATATTGTAAGCAGAGAAATGACGTATTAGATAAAGAAGGTTTTGATAAAACAGAAATGCTTATATGTTTGAACTCTGATAAGATTTCAACAAATCTAAGAGATAAAACAGGTTTTTATACAAAGAATAAATTTTTGATTGATTTTCATAAAGAGAAAATGGAACTGTTCAAATGTATTATTAGATATACTGATTATATTAAAGATTATGATATTAAAACTGATAATGATAAAAATCCAATATCTTCAAAGATAAATAAATTATTTTGTATTAAAGAAAATAAAATTATTCAATCAGTTATGAAATCAGATATTTGTGTTCCAATGTTTGATGGTTTTATGTTTATAAAAGAAGATAAGAATAAATATGATTATTTACTTGAAGAAGATGGAATTATTCAATGGGATTATAAAGAAAACAAAATTGAAATTGATATGAAAGATTTTGATGAAAGTGAGAGTAATGATTATTATACATTAAAAGAATGGTTTGAAGAAACACATTGTTTAATTAAAGCAAAACCTGTTGTATTTCTTGAAAAACAGACAGACAATGAAGGTAAACTAATAAATAAGTTTTATCCTGATAAACAAATGGCACTTATTCTAAGAAATAAAATTATTGTAAATGATGAAGGCAAGAAACAGAAGTTCTTTGATGCTTGGTTAGAAGACCGTAAAAGAAAAGAATATGATGATTTTGCTTTTAATCCATATGTTACTATAGATAAAGATACAACACCTAAGAATATATTTAATACATTTGAACCATTTGAGGCAGTCTATTTAGAAGATATTGATGACGAAACACTTAAAAAAGAAAATGATTGGTATTTTGAATTATTATTTGATGTTATTTCTAATAAACACAAAGATACATATGAATATTTATTAAATTATTTTGCAGACTTTTTTCAACGACCTTATAAAAATTGTCAAGTTGCTTTAGTAGTACGAGGTGGTTCAGGATGTGGTAAAGATACATTAATTAATATTAATGTAGCAATGATAGGTTCAAGTAATGATTATGTTTATCGTGGGGCAAAGGTTGAAGATATTCTTCCTAAAGATGGTTTTAATAGTCAATTAAAAAATAAATTATTAATTCAATTTAATGAAACACAAGGAAAAGATGGGATTGATTATAAAGAATTAATCAAGGACCATATTACAAGAACAGATAATACAATTAATGAAAAATTTATTAATCCATATAATCAGAAAAATTTAGCACAAGTCATATTC